TTGTGTAGAGAGATAGCAAATGATAAAGGAAAATATAATAAATATCCAGCAAAAAAGGATGCTTAGAACATTCGCTATCGTATTGATTGGGTTGTCCTTACAAGGATGTTTGGCAACACGGTCACACATCGGTGCCGGTTTAGGTGCAACAACAACGACAGTCGCCTGTGTATCAGCAGGAATTGATAATCCATATGTAATTGCAATGTGTACTTTAGGTGGTGCTCTTGCAGGTGCTGAAATGATGTATCAATCAGACTATGATGTTCACTATGGTACTTTTGTAGACCATATGAATGTTGCAACAAGTGGACCATCATATACTAATTGGCACAATAGAAAGACAGGTAATAGTGGCATAATAAAAACAACAAGTATGTACTATCAAGGTCCTTTTAAATGTGTTGATTATGATGTAACAGTTGATATAACAAATCTTTGGCCTGTTATAGGTATGGGTAACATAGATAGAAGAACAGAATTTGGAACGGCATGTCAAATGCCAGATGGTAGATGGTTAGAAAAACCATATAAAAATCCTTATACAGGAGAATGGGTAAGTAGATGAAGATTCAATGGGAGATTCTAATTGCATTTTTGATGTTTATGACTTTAATGTCATACACAGCTCATGTTGCAAATGCAGATGAAGAATATCATGCAAAGATAAAACCAATTAAACAACAATATTGTTTTACAAAGATTACAACAACAATTAAAGATGATGTGGTTACAAAAGAAGAAAAATTAATCTGTGCAGACGGTAGAAAAAACTTTGATGAGCCAGGTTATTGGGAATTGTTTTCAGAATTTTATTATAGAGATACAAATGCCCCTAGGTATTGTAGATACTATGATAGACCGAATCATGCTTTTAATACGCCAGGAAAAGCATGTTTAGATAAAAATGGCGATTGGGAGGTCCAATGATAAAAAATGTGATAATATTTACTTTGGCATTTATCATTATAACTATGACTGATGTTACAATTGAAGAGGTTGTGGTACATCTTAGTAGTAGTATAAATAGTGTTATTGACAGAGTGATAGGAGTAATATAATGAAAAATATAATGATAGTTGTATTGGCACTTACCTTAGGTGCATGTACAACAGGCAATAATCCAATCTACTCATTAAAGAGTGAGACTGGAGAATTTGTTACACAAGTACCAGGTTGGTTTATGTCAGATTATACCAACATGAAATTGTGTGGTGATGAAACTCATGAAGGTATGTGTTTATTTGGGGCAGGTACATCTGTATCACCTGATTTAAATCTTGCGATTGAGAAGGCAAAGATGATTGCAAAATCTGAAATTGCTGATATGATTAAAGGCACAATGAATAAACAAAGTAAACAGTTCATTACTGAAGTTGGTAAAACTCAAAGTAAAGAAGTAGTTACAGAAGTTGAAAGTGCAATTGTAAACTCTATTGAAAATACTCCAGTTCGTGGGTATGAAGTCTTTAAACAAGATGTAGTAATTACTAGAGGCGGTAGTTATCGTGCATATGTAGGTTTAAGATTACCAATGGGAGAATTAAACAAAATGTATAACTTTACAATAGAACAAGCTGTGGATGCTTATCAATCAAATGATAATAGAGTAGACACAATATGGGATGATATGATATCATCAAATGAGGAAATAGAAAATGAGAATAGTACTGTACAGTAAAGATAAATGTACCTATTGTTCTAAGTCCAAGGTTATGTTAGATAACCTTGGATTAAAATATACAGAAAAGAAATTTGAAAATTTTGATTCTGTTGAAAGTTTTAAGAAAGACATAGGTAAAGATGTTAGAACAATGCCACAGATAAAAATTAACGGAGAATTGATTGGAGGATATCATCAGTTAGTTGAATACTTAGATGACCAAGGTCTAGTTAATTTCAAAGGAGAAAAAGTTGAGCAAAGATGATGATAATAATAATGTAATTCAATTTCCTACAGGTAAAAAGTTTCAGATATCTAATGATGATATTGATAGATTGACTGAAGAAGTAAATTATCAAAAACAAGAAGTTGAATTTATAGAAACCCTAATTGATGATATTGCGGTAGATTTAATTAGAAGATTAGTTGATGGTGGTTGTGATATTTCAAAACCACATTTCTATGGTGATATAGCACTAATTACTGAAATTTGCAGAGGACTAATTTATAGAGATATGGGTAAAAAACATATTGCACAAGTTCTTATTGATAAGATAATAGATGTCAGAGATGATGATGGACAAGTTCAACCTATAATAAATTATGGTAATGTCTTAGAATCAAAAGACATGCAACAAAAAGAATTAGATTTTGGTGATGAGGGAAAAGAAATTCATTTTGAACCGGATTTTGAAATACCTTTACCAGAAGAGGATGATGATAAATGATTTTAGTTGATTTAAATCAAGTGCTTATATCTAATTATATGGCACAGACAAGAGGTCAAAAAGCACCCAATATAGATATGTTTAGACACATGGTCTTAAATAGTATTAGAGGGTATAATCTAAAGTTTAAAGAGGAATATGGTAGACCTATATTATGTGCTGATTCAGCAAACCCTTGGCGTAGAGAATACTTTCCTAATTATAAGTATCAAAGAAAACAAGTTAGATTAGAAACACAAGAGAGTTCGGACAAATGGGATGACCTTTTCGATATCATTACAGTTGTAAGACAAGAGATAAAAGAAAATTTTCCTTATATGGTATTAGCAATTGATAATGCAGAGGCAGATGATATCATTGCAATTCTATGCAGAGAAGCACATAACAATAAAGAAAAAGTAATGATAGTATCAGGTGATAAAGATTTTATTCAGTTACATAAGTATGATGAAGTAAAACAATATAGTCCTATACAAAAGAAATTTGTTGAAGATGAAGACCCTGTAAAATACTTACATGAACAAATCATAAAAGGTGACCGTTCAGACGGTATACCTAATATACTAAGTGATGATAATGTATTTGTAACAGGTGAAAAACAACAACCAATACACAAGAAAAGATTACGAGAGTGGGCTGAGTTAGATAACATACCACTAGGTAGTATAACTAGATTAAATTATCAGAGAAATAAGAAGTTAATTGACTTAGGTGAGATACCAATATCGTTACAAGAGGAAATTATAAATACTTACAGGTCATATGAAATACCTAATAGTTCTAAACTACTACAATATTTTATAGACCACAAACTGAAAAATTTAATGACTAATATAAATGACTTTTAATATGAGGTAATATTATGGTAGAAAGAAACCCAAATCTTATTGCACCAGAAGCTATGAAAACTATGGCTGCAGGTGGAACAGGCAAACCTTTGTTTAGTGAAGTATTTACTAAAGTAAACAATGCAAAAGTAAAATCAAAAAAAGTAGAAATCTTGAAAGAGAATGATACACCAGGTTTAAGAAGAATCTTAAAAGGTGCATTTGACCCTAAATTACAATGGGACTTGCCACCTGGCAAACCACCATATATGGAGAATGAGGCACCAGCTGGTACAGAACATACAGTACTAGAAAGTGAATCTAGTAAACTATGGCATTTTCTTGTTGGCGGAGATAATACATTATCTAAAACAAGAAAAGAAACTTTATTCATTCAGATACTAGAAGGACTTCACAAAGATGAGGCAGAATTATTATGTAATGTAAAAGACAAAAAATTACATAATGTCTATAAAGGACTAACCGCTTCAGCAGTAAAAACCGCTTTCGGTTGGAATGATGATTTTGTTAAACCAGAGTAAATAAATAAAAAAGTGCTTGACACCTTGTTTTAGTTCCTGTATAATGGAATCATTAAATCAGACAAGGAATATAATATGAATTATGGCGTAACATTTGCAAACTTTAATGGACTAATCAAGATTCCCTTTGACATGAATCCTAGATTTACACCTATTAATACTGTAAAATTCAAAGACTATCCTCAAGACTTATATGAAGAAAGACTTTCAGAATATAATAGATTAATGGGTGATATGTCATTTGAATCAGACCTTGCAGTAGAAAAGAAGTTAGTTAAAAAAACTTCTGAGGCGATGAACATAGAACCTTTTCTAGACATTATAGAAATGGGTTTAGAAATACCTGATGATGTTATCATCATGCATAAGGGAAAAGTTGAAGCATGTTTTGTTGCAATGGCAAGTGGGTGGAATCCTAAAAAGGTAAATGGTATGACACTATCAGAAGTACATGAACCTGTTGCTGATGGAGAAACTTTAAGAAAAGCTAGTGATGGTATTTGGCGTGCTATGACAAGTGGTAAATCTTTTCATAGACACACATGGGCAATATCATCCTTAAAAGGATTGAATAATCATCCATCTTATGAAAGACCTGAAATTAAATCCCTAGATGATTTGACTTTTAGAGTTGAACATGAAAGAACATTAACAGTTGATGAAGATACAGCTGCCTTCTTTATAGATGTTGAAATATATCCATTAAATTTTGTATTAGAAAGAAATGGTGGTATTTTGAAAAGATGTATTAACAGTATGTCTGAAGAAGTTTTAGAATATAAAAATTTAATTAAAGTTAAGGAGTTGTTAAATGGTTGAATACCTTAAAATGATAGACCAATTACTTCTGATAAAGGCAAGTGTTGAGTTAATAGAACCAAAAACTCAAATAAGTTCAGATTTGATTGATTACATAGATACATTATTAGCAGAGTATCATATTCTCGAAGAACAGTATGAAGAAGATATGGAAGAACAAATGAATAAACCGAGGAGTATACACTAATGAGATTAACTACATTTTTATTAATAACTGCTCTAGTTTTTTGTGTAACTACAGCAAGAGCAGAATCTAAAACTATGACAATGGTCGTAGATGGTAAACCGATTATAACAATTACAGTATCAGAAGAAGAAGATACTAAAACTGAAACTGAGGAAGAACCAGATTGTGAATAAAGTTAAAAAGATTCCCTACAAGTTTGTTCATGTATATTGGATTGATATAACATCTGATTCATCATGGCGAAGTGTGGAAGATATAAAAGAAGAAAACTTACCTAGATGTCTAAGTACAGGTTTCTTAAT